TGATGTTGTTGGAAAAGCACTAATCCTTGACACACCGATGGGTAAAATCGTGAAAGGTCTCGTTGAAGGTGGCGTTAAGCTTGGTGTTTCAAGTCGTGGTATGGGTACTGTTGAGAGAAGAGAGAACAAAACGTATGTTAAGGATGATTTTATTCTTAACACGATTGACATTGTTCAAGATCCCTCTGCACCGTCTGCCTTCGTTGAAGGTATTATGGAAGGTGTAGAATGGGTTTGGGATAATGGTCTTCTAAAACCTCAGCAAATTGAAGAATATGAGACAGAGATCAGGAAAGCATCTTCAGGTCGCCTCGCAGAGGCACAAGAAAATGTTTGGCAAGATTTCCTCTCCAATCTCTAATCTAAAAAGAAAGTAAAATATATGTCACAAGAAGATATAATCGAAGACATCACTGAAGAAGCTTTGCTTGAAGATCAGGAGCTTGTGCAGGATACTGCCGAAGAAGTTACTGAAAATCAAAGCTATTCTGATGCAATTAAAAGTGTTCTTCTAGGAGAATCCAAGTCATCTAAGAAAGAATCCGAGAAAAAGGATGAAGACGAAGACGGCGAAGAGGAAGACGAAGAAGAAGACGAAATGGAAGAAGGCTACATGAAGGCTTCTAAATCTAAGAAGAAAATGGAGGATGATGAATCCGAAGAAGAAGACGAAGATGAAGAAGATATGGAAGAAGCCGTCTCCAAAAAAGAATCCGAGAAATCTAAGAAAGAAGAAGACGAGGATGAAGATGAAGAAGAAGACGATATGGAAGAACAAGCTCCAGTGCCTACTGCTTCTGGTAATGCTACAGATGCGGTCGTCGTAAAAGATGGTCCAGCCGAAGTAGAAAAGACTGTCAAAGATATTCAAAAATCAGAACCAAAAGCTGCTGCTCAACCAAAAGGTAAAGGCGATGCTAAAAAGGTAAAAGGTACTGACGAAGAAGATTCTGTAAAATCAGTTGAAAAAGCCGCAGACACTAAGCCAAGCGCGAAGCAAGAAGATCTCGATCTACTTATTTCCGCTGAAGCAAACCTAACAGAAGAGTTCAAAGCAAAAGCATCTACTCTATTCGAAGCAGTCGTATCCCAAAAGGTCGTTGCAGAGAAAGAGCGTTTAGCAGAAACTTATGAGCAAAATCTCGTTGAAGAGGTTACTGAAATTAGAGAAAGCCTTATTACCAAGATTGACGACTATCTTAATTATGTCGTAGAATCATGGGTTGAGGAAAATCAAATTGAGGTTGACTCAAAGCTTCGTACAGATATCGCTGAAGGTTTCATTAGTTCTCTTAAAAATCTATTTGTTGAAAGTTACATTGAAGTACCTGCAGCAAAAGTAGATTTGTTTGACGAACTGGAAAAAGAAGCTTCTGAAGTTAAGGAAAATCTTGAAGTAGCTACTGGCGAAATAAGCACCCTCTCTGAAAAGCTTGAGGTTCTTACTCGCGAGAAGATTATTTCAGAAAGCGCTAAAGATCTTGCTGCAACACAAGTAGCAAAGTTACAGGCACTAACCGAAGAAGTCGAATTTGTATCCGAAGAAGCTTTTGCTGAAAAGGTTGCAACCATTAAATCATCTGCATTTTCTTCAACAACGACTGAAATCGTAGAAGAATCTGATTCAGAAACTGAAGTTATTGTAGAAGGCGACCAAGAGATTAAAGAAAACATATCGAAAGATATGCAGAACTATCTCTCTGCTCTTACACAAATCAAAAACAACAATCCCAACGGTAAATAATTTACCACACTCACAACAATATAAAGAAAGAAATTAATATGTTTAACGCAGAAAATGATATCAAAAAGTGGGCGCCCGTGCTTGAGCACGCTGACGCACCCGCAATTCAAGACAACTACCGCAAGGCTGTTACAGCAAAATTACTCGAAAACACTGAAGTAGCTCTTAAACAAGAGTCTGCAGCGTTCTCCGGTTCTCTTAATGAAGGTGCTAATAATGGTACTTCAGCTGTATCAAACTTCGATCCAGTTCTCATCTCGCTTGTACGTCGTGCAATGCCTAACCTTATTGCTTATGATGTAGCAGGTGTCCAGCCAATGTCTGGTCCTACTGGTCTTATCTTCGCAATGAAATCTCGTTACGGTGATAATACAGCATTCGGCCCAGTCGTTGATGGTACACCATTTGACGGTACTGCTTCTGGAGTCAATCAACCTGAAGCTCTCTTCGACGAAGCTAACACAGCATTCTCTGCTGGTGGCACCGACGCAGCACCTTCTCAAACTACACCTACACCTAACGCAACCGGTGGTGCTGCTACTGGAGTTGGTGAAGCTTTCAGTGGTAACGAATTCGGTGATATGGGTTTCACAATTGAGAAAGCAGTTGTAGAAGCTAAGACACGTGCTCTTAAAGCTGAATACTCAATGGAACTTGCTCAAGATCTTAAAGCTATCCACAATTTGGATGCTGAGTCTGAGCTTGCTAATATCCTATCGACTGAAATCCTTGCTGAAATCAATCGTGAAGTTATCGGTTCTATCAACAGCGTAGCAAACGTTGCTCTAGTTGGTTCCCAAGCAGGTGACGCAACAGCTGATAACACATTCGACCTTAAGTCTGATGCTGATGGCCGTTGGGCAGTTGAAAAGTTCAAGAGCCTTCTATTCCAAATCGAGATCGAAGCAAATAAGATTGCTAAAGCAACTCGTCGCGGTAAAGGTAACTTCATCATCTGTTCAAGTAACGTAGCTTCTGCTCTTGCAGCTGCTGGTTCTCTTGATTACACACCAGCTCTTTCAGCTAATCTACAAGTAGATGACACTGGAAACACATTCGCAGGTGTTCTTAATGGTCGCATGAAGGTCTATATTGACCCATATGCAACTGGTACAGACTCCATTACAGTTGGCTATCGTGGATCTAATCCATACGATGCTGGTATGTTCTACTGCCCATATGTACCACTCACTATGGTACGTGCAGTTGACGAAGCAACCTTCCAACCGAAGATTGCTTTCAAGACTCGCTATGGTATGCAACAGAATCCATTCGTAGGCACTGCGTCTGGTATCGGTACAGCCGGTGGAAATTCTTACTTCCGTAAGTTCCTCGTTGGTTCTATCAACGTAGGTGAGTAATACTTAGTAAGTATTCAAACTTCTTAAGTGGAGGTCTTTCGGGACCTCCACTTTTTTTGTATAAATACATGTATGACACAACTAACAGATAACTTTAATATGCTTTCCCCTACAGGGTTTAGGATAACAATCGAATCTCCTAAATTTTCGAATTTAGAATACTTTATTAGCTCTGTCAGTCTTCCGACAGTTTCTTTATCAGAAGCAGAAGCTAGTTTTAGGAATTATCAGGGGTTCCTTCCTGGTGATAAAGTTAATTATGACGCGCTTGATGTATCGTTTGTACTTGATGAAGATATGAAAAACTATACTGAGGTGTTTAATTGGATTAAAGCAAATGCTGATCAAAATCTTCCAGCAAAACACGATCTTATATTATCAATTCTGACAAGTCACAATAATTTAAATAAACAAATTAGGTTCGTTGATGCGATGCCAACCTCTTTAGGAGGAGTTGAGTTCAGTACTCAGGTTGATACAATTGACTACTTACAAAGTACAATCTCTTTTAGATACGACCGCTTTGAAATAATTCGATAAAATTTAAACTATAAATAATTCTATACTATGATACTTGATGATATACTTAAAATGTGGGGTGAAGACGTTAAGATTGATGATCTTAATCTTGATTCAGAAACGGTGAAGTCTGCTAAATTGCATTCTAAATACCTCGAACTCTTTTCTTTAGCGAAGCTCCAATTGAGGAGAAACGAGATAGAGATGGATAAAGTTCGTAAAGAGAAATGGCTTTACTATAATGGTAAAATGTCAAAAGAACAAATTGATGAACGATCCTGGAAATACGATCCATTCGATGGAATGACTAAACCACTCAAGTCAGATATGGACATGTACTATAAGACTGATGAAGACATAGTTCGAATACGCGGCAAGATTGAGTATCAAAAAGCAGTCGTAGAAACACTCGAAGAGATTATGAATAACCTTCGGTGGAGACACGGCCACATAAAGAATATTTTAGATTTCAAGAAGTTTACTTCTGGTGTATAATGATTAATGTCAGAAAAAAAGACGAAGCTCACTTAGTTATAGAGTCAGAGGATTCTGGAATACTAAGAGAGTTGAGCGAATACTTTACGTTCTTCGTTGAAGGATATAAGTTCATGCCTGCATATCGTAATAAAATGTGGGATGGAAAACTTAGGCTATTCGATATGCGTTCTCAGCAAATACCGTTTGGTCTTTTAGGTAAAGTAGATGAGTTTGCACGAGCTCGTAAGTATAAAACTACAATAGATCCTACGATAAAGCCAACATTAAGTGCTACTGACGAGGAGCTAGATGAGTTTATTGGATCTCTATCACTATCTTTAAGTGGTAAAAAAATTGAAGCTCGTGATTATCAGATTGATGCATTTAAAAAGGCTACGAAATCACAGAGAGCTATTCTAGTTTCTCCAACAGGATCTGGTAAATCTCTTATCATATACATGTTGGCTAGATACTTTTTAAGTAAAGACATGGATAAGAAGGTACTGATCGTGGTTCCTACTACATCTTTGGTTGAGCAAATGACGAAAGACTTTGCAGATTACTCAGGTTGTGATGACGAATTTGATGTAGATGAAGATGTCCATAAGATATATTCAGGTAAAGAAAAGCATAATATCGAATCAAGTATTGTGATCACCACATGGCAGAGTGCGATTAAACTGCCTCTCGATTGGTTTAGATCTTATGGAATGATTATAGGTGATGAAGCACATACGTTTAAGGCGAAGAGTTTAACCACTATAATGAATCGATTGAATCAAGCATACTTCAGAATAGGAACGACTGGTACTCTTGACGGTGGTGTTGTTAATGAATTAGTTCTCGAAGGAAGCTTTGGCCCAACATACCAAGTAACCACTACAAAAACTCTGATTGATTCAAACACTCTTGCAGACCTAACTATTGAAGCATTGGTACTTAAGTACTCAGATGAAGTTAGAAAGTTAATGTCACGAGCCAAATATCAGGATGAGATTAACTTTATTGTTCTGAATGAATCTCGTAACAAGTTTATTACAAACCTTACATTGGATCAGAGCGGGAACACTCTTGTCCTATATAACCTTGTAAACAAACA